CGTTGCACCATCGAGAAGGCACAAAGCGTCCTTGGATCAGGTCTGAAGCTCCGACGACAACGGGCAGTCCGTGTTTTTCCTCGTTGGTTTTCTTCTTGTCTACATTCTTGCCTTGTAGTACCTTGCAGATATCCGCGAGCGCTACAACGTTATCTATATCTTCATTCATAATTGCATGTTAATCGTTATCTTTCGTAAGTTGACATCAGTCCGAGCGTCATGAGCATGGTTATGGCCCCGTCGATCTTGCGGAACTGCGAGACCTTGATGGGCTTCTTGTTCTCGAGGCGATCCTCGTCTATGACGCAGTTGCAGAGGCAATAGGCATTGATGGGGTTGTTGTTGAGCACGATGCCCACTGGGTCGCCCCATGCAAGCAGCTCGAAGGCCTCCACGGGCAGGTTGAAGGAGCCGTAGGTCTGCGAATAAGACATGAGCACGCCCCGGAAGCCCACTGACGAGAGAATGTTGACCAGCTCACGTGACTTGTAAGCATCGTAACCTATGCGTATTACGTGCAATTTCTTTGCATTGCTGATGATGTCGGAGGCTATCTGCCTTATGTCGATGATGTCTCCCTTGCAGAAGTTGAGGTCGCCCTGCTCGTGCCACTGTCGGTAAATCGTCTCGTTGGGATGGCCTTTGAGTGCCCCCTCGGGGAAATAATAGTCGGTGTGGGTGTAAAACTTCTTGTCGGCCTTGCTCCATACGGTGTATGAGACCGCCGAGAAGTCATCATGTATCGAGAGGTCGAAGGCTATTGCACAGTAGAGACGTGGCGCGCCCCTATCTGGAGCCGGGGCAAGCAAGGCAGCCTCTAACGGTGATCCTCCCTTGTCGAGGAGCTCATTGGCCTTGTCGCCGTCCATCCATGTGCGCGTCGTGTTGACGGTGAAGATGTTGAGCATCTTCGTTCGGAAGTTGAGCATATTATCCGCCGAGAGCTGCGCCGTCTTCCACTCATTCTCGTAGTAGTCGGGCTGGATGGTCACGCCGATGTGCGGCTGCACCTTTCGCCATGTGCGCGGGTCTCCATCCTCATCGTCGGGGTCGGGCATGAAAAGGGATGCGAACATGCGGTCATCCTCCATTTCGCCCCGGAGCACCCTCATCACACCGTCGAGCTCATGCTTGAAGGGCCCGTCTATGACCTCCGAGGCCGTCGTTATGACCACCGTTAGGGGCTCTTTTCGTGTACCCATGGACGAGGTGAGGACATTCTTGAGGTCTGCACCTGACTTGTTCGCAGAGTTGCGCGCCTGGGAATACTCGTCGATGATGACCGTCGAAGCCTTCAATCCGTCCCTTGTGCGTGCATTGGCGGCAAGACATTCGATGAAACTGTCATGTCCGAGTCCGAGCCACTTAATAAGTTCCCGGTTGACCTTGAAGTGTCTGCCGGACGGGTCTATGGACTGTATTATGCCACGGATCTCATCGAAGCAGACCTTGGCCTGCCTGTAGCTGTTTGCCCCGACATACGCCTCGGCGTTGTTGTCGCCGAAGAGCAGGTCATAGATGGCCAGCGAAGCCACGGAGGTTGTCTTCCCGAACTTTCGGGGGACAAAGAGATAAGCGTTTCGGCATAACCGGCGGTCGTTGGTGTCTTGGAATCCGAAGATATTGGCGAACTGGAAAGCCTGCACGGGCGTGAGCTTATAGCAGCGCCTTCCGCCCTCACCGTCAAATTTCAGATGCTCGTAGAACTTGAAGAACTTTCTGACCTTCTTCCTGTTCCAGGAATATTTTGTGAGCATCTTTACGGAGCGAGTTATGCCGAGGATCTCGTAGAGGTTGTGCGCCTCGGGGTCGTTGCAAACGGAGAGGATGTAATCGACGATGCGTCCGTCCGTATCGATGAGCAGCTTCCATACCGGAGTGCCGTCGAAAGCCTTCATCCCGTGATCATCGACGAGTGCCTTCAGCTCCTTGGCTGCATTGTCCTTCAGCGCGTACCATTGTCTTTTCTCTTCTATATCCATAAGCTATCAGTCATCCTTGTCGTCGTCCTTGAAAGCGTCCATGAAGTCTTGCAGACTGTCGTCAGCGTTTTCAATCTTCTGCTTAGAATCGGTATTCATGCCAAGCGCGGCGAGAGCCCTCTGCGCTTGTCGGAGCGTCTCAGCGTGCAGCCGTTCGAGCGGGTTCACGGCCCGCCTCTCATGTCCCTCACGGCTGTATTCGACTGTGATGGGCTTGTAGCCGGGTGCTGCCATCTCCTCACTCTGCTGCTCAGCCCTAACAAGTAGTCGTGCGGTAATCTCCACCTGATAGGTCATTTCCGCGGCGAATTTGCCGTTATTTTTGAGCAGCTTGATGATGTACCGCTTCTTGGACGAGACCTTCTTCTCGATAGCCTTTGCGCCATCTTTTGCGTAGTTCTGAGCCTTTGGAGCCTCATTTTGTTGCTGCACGGGAGCCAGCTGATGACTGTTGTCGACGGTGCGCTCCGAATATCCACGATTCTTTCCTTTCGTCTTCAAATAAAAGATGATGGCCGTGGTGTCCCCGTCGTCGATCTTGCTCAGTAGCTTGCTCTCCACCTTGTCTATCTGCCCCTCGTTGACCTCATCGTATTTCGCCTTGAAGTCGGAGTCGCCATCACGCCAGCGTTTGAACATAGCCCGCGAAATGCCGCACGCATCGCACGCCGTCTGAATGATGCCCTTCGACGCTCTCAGAGCTGAGAGAAACGACAACTTCTTCTGTGCCTCCTCATCGGGCGAGAACTTCTTCCGTCTGCTCATCTTTGTTGTTGTTGATACCGAATTTGTTGCAAAAAGCCGTTAGCCGAGCCGTGTTTTTCTTCTTTGCTGCCTTCTTGCTTCCGCTCCGTCCGATTATCTGGTGCTCCTTGACGTGACAGGCGTGACAAAGCGCCCTTAGATTGTGAAAGTCGAACATCCTCTTCTCACGCTCTGCCCTGCTCATCGCGTCATCGACCGGATAGACGTGATGAACCTCCGTGGCCGATACGAACTTGTCGTGCTCAAGGCAGTCCTCACACAACGGATTTTGCGCGAGTTTCGTCCTCCGCAGCTTTTGCCATGCGGCGGAATGGATCCACCGCTCGTATTCCGGGCTATGCTTCTGTCCTATCATCGTCCTGCTGATCTATTATTGCCCTGCCTTTGATATAGAGGATGGAGAGCGATGACAACACTGCCGTGAGCAACGCTCCCACCGTCAGCGCGAGGGCTGGATGGACGAGGCTGCACAGCCATACGATGCCGACGATGAAAAAGACTACAGAGACCACGAGAAGAATTTCCATGAAGACCTCGCTGTCGGAATAACGCTGCTGACGTTTGCTGTTGAAAAGGTATATGCGCATAATGCTACTGATTTAAGAACGATCAATCTATGACAAAGATACGAAAAAAATATCTGAAAACCAAGCGGTTAGTGAACTTTTTTTGCCTCCGTTCTGAAGGGCATGGAACGTCAGCGGACTACGGAACGGGGCGGCTCCGATTTGCTATTATTTTTCCATATTTATGAATATGGGCAACAGGTTATACCACGATAAGAAGCCGAGGGAGCACAGGCTGATCCCGAGAGAGCACTACTGCCACAGAGACGGCGAGCGCGGATGGAAGCCCAAGCAGGCCTTCGAGAACGAAGCGAGCGCGGACAACTACATCGAGAGCCGCCGCTACTTCCGCGACAACGGGTATCGCCCATATCAATGCACCTGGTGTGGCAAGTGGCATATCGGGCGCATAAGTGAGAACGAATAAAGCAAAGAAACGGATTTGAGTATATTCTCCAACATAGGCAAAGGTTTCCGCCATGAAATGCGTGTCATGCGTCGGGACAGCAGCGACACCCACCCATCGGGCACGGGGCCTCGCTACGGTTCTCCATTGCAGATCACGGGAGGCACAGATTACATGGCCGTGGCAACGGTCTACCGGTGCGTGAGCGTACTGTCGGACAGTGTTGCCGGTCTCCCTCTTCATTACATGCTCCATAAGGGCGGCCGGTACGCTATCGCTGACAACTCTCCGATGGAGTATATGCTGTCAGTCGAGCCTACTCCGATGATGTCTTCATACACCATGTGGTCGATGGCTGTGAAGGACATGTTCCTTGAGGGCAACGCCTACATCTACCCCCGCAAGATAGACGGAGAGGTCACCGACCTCGTATTATGCCGTCCTTGGCTCGTGAACTATGACGACCTCAACGACCTATACACCATCCACGATGCCTATAACGGCGTGGACGGTACTTTTCATGAGGGCGAGATCATCCATCTTTTCCTGCACTCCCACAATGGCAAGCGCGGCATCAGCGTTCTTGAGCACGCCCGCCGCACCATCGAGATAGCTACCGCCGGAGACGGTGAGACAGCGAGCCGGTTCTCCAACGGCGGCAACGTGAAAGCTTTTGTGACGAACGACAAGAACGGCGTGACTGGCTATGGAGAGTATCAGGACGACCAGCTGAGCACCTTGGCCGACGACCTCGACCAGCGCATTAAAGGACGGAACTTCGTCAGCCTTCCCGGACAAGTGGATGTGAAGACGGTTAGCATGAGCTCCGCCGACATGCAGTTCTTGGAGAGCCGTAAGTTTACTGTCATCGAGATATGCCGATTTTTCGGTGTCGAGCCGTCGTTTGTTTTCGCTGACACCTCGACGAACTATAAGAGCGCGGAGAATGCCAACCGCAACTACCTCGTCAACACGCAAGACCCAATACTGAAGCGCATCGAGGCAGAGCTCAATCGCAAGCTCATCGGCAGGAAGGGCATCGGCAAGGCCAAGATCATGTACGACCGCAGCGGCGTGTACTCGCTCGACCTCCAGAGCAAGGCCAACTACTACAAGACCATGGAGGAGATCGGGGCGATGAGCGCAAACGACATCCGGCAAATGGAAAACATGCCGTCGACAGACGGAGGTGACACGGCCTTAGTGAGTGCGAACCTCGTACCGCTGAAGAGCGGAAAGCTATGGGGCACCGATCCCAACCAAAAGCCGGAGAAGGGACGATGACCGATTTTTGTCAGACAAAATCGGCGATCGAAAGTTAAAATAATATAACGAAAGTATAAAAATAATTAATACGATATGGAACGCAAAAATACGACAAAGACGATACGCAGAGAGGCTTGCTTTCAGGCAGACCTCCGTGTCCGCGAGTCAGAGGGAGGTTCCGATAGCCGTACCATCGAGGGCTACGTGCTGAAGTTCGGTGTCCGCAGCGTTCTGTTGCGCGACTGGTGGAATCCTTATTACGAGATCCTCGAGCCGGGCTGCGTGACGCGTGAGATGCTTGACAAGTGCAACATCCCGCTGACCATGTTCCACGACCGTGAGTTAGTGATAGCCCGCTCTAAGAACGGCAAGGGCACGCTCAACTATACCGTTGACGGCCTTGGTACGCAGTTCAATGCCGACGTTGCCCGTACCGCAGACGGAGACAAGGCTCTTGAGCTTGTCCGCAGGGGCGACCTCGACGGCTGCTCCTTCGTATACTCTACGGACGAAATGGATCCGGAGGCCGTGACCTACGAGGCATCGGGCGAAAAAGACGCTGACGGCAACGACATCCTTCTTCGTCACGTGTGGAGGATAGACAACATCAAAGACTTCACGCTGACTGGCAATGCCGCCTATGAACAGACGGAGGTCGTTGCGAGAGAGGCTCCCGACGGCTATACCTTCGACCGCAAAGCCATGAAGATGGTGCGTGAGGCAGATGTGAAAGCAGACCGTGCAGCACTTGAGGCAGCCGAGGCTAAGAAGCGAGAGGAGGAAGCTGTACAACAAGCAGCAGCGAAGAAGCGCGAGCAGGTGGAGCAGCTTCGCAGAGCGGCAGACACACTGAGAGAGTTTATCAATTAATTTTTAACCACTAAATATATTTAGAAATGGAAAAGAAAGCATTTGATTTCCGTGCGGCATACGACCGCCTTGAGGCTATCGGCAAGCGTCGTGAGGAGCTTGCAGAGGGTCTTGAGAAAGACAAGGAGCGCGAGAGCTACACCGACGCTGAGAAGGCAGAAATTCGCAGCCTTGAGCGCGAGCAGCAGATCCTTGACATGAAGATCAAGGCCAACACCGCCTTCTTGGGCAAGGTTCGCGAGGACAACGTGCAGGACATGAACCAGAAGATGCGTGAGGCCATCGCAAACAACCAGCGTTTCGAAATGACCATTGCACGCAGCATGATCAAGCGTGACGCATTCGGCGGCAACACCTCCGGCTACGCAACCCCCGGCCTTGCCAGTACCAACCCGTTCTCCATCACTACGGGTCAGATTGTTGAGCCTCTTTGGGCCAACACCATCCTTCAGACTCTCGGTCAGCCTCTGCTCACCGGTTTGAAGGGCAACTACCAGTGGCCGGTTGTCGAGGCATTCGAGGCCACCATCAACGATGAGGGTGTTGCCCTTGGTGATTCCAAGATTCCATTGAGCAAGCTCATCGCCCGTCCCGAGCGAATTGGCATCGCCGTGCCCATCACCCGTGAGACCATCAACGAGACCGACGGTCTTATCCAGACTGTAGCTACAGAGTACATTCCGAAGGCCGCGGCCGCTCTCATCAACAAGGTGGAGTTCTCCCTGACTAAGCTGAAGAAGTACGCTAACGGCAAGGTGACCTCTAACGATGCCACCAACCTTGTAGGCCCGTTCGTAGGTAAGACCGCCACGACCTACACCGGTGACGCTCCTTCGCTGAAGGACATCCTCGCCCTGAAGAGCTCCGTGCTGTCCAAGAACATCATGCCCGAGGGTCTCGCCTACGTGATGACCGAGACAACCAAGGGTCTGCTCGAGGCTACACCGAAATGGCAGGGCAGCAACCAGGCCATCGTCGACGAGAACGGCAAGATCAACGGCGTGCCCGTATTCACAACGAGCTACGCTCATGAGGGTGCCGTATACTTCGGTGCGTTCAAATATGCGCCCATGGGTCTGTTCGGCGACATGAACATCATCGTCGATCCTTACTCTCAGGCACGCAAGAACGCTATCGACTTCGTTCTCAATGTAGATTTCGCCATCACCGTTCTTCGTCCGGAGGCATTCGCCATCCTCACCAAGAAGGCCGGCGCTTAACAAGTATAACATCAAGAGATAAAGGTTATGAGCAACGTCAGCACTGAATATTTGAAACAGCACACCCGTTTTGACGAGGGCATCGACGACGAAACCTATCTCCGACAGGTGGGCGACAACGCCGAGGCTTTCGTTGCCCGTGCGTGCCAGTGGAGAGACCAGGCTGCCTTCCAAGCAGCCGTCAGCGAGGGCGGGGAGCTTCATAACCTTTATCTTCAAGCAGTATGTATGCTGACGGACTACTGGATCACTACGACCCGCAGTGCCGGTACGATGCAGCAGATTCATGTAGCACCCTTGGGCGTGACCGCACTCATCGCACAGATGCGCGAGCTCGTTCATACTAACGACTGAAGGTTATGATCGTGACAAGTCAGATGGATAGCATTATCAAGGTACAGAATGCCGTGAGAGCGGCTGACACGTACGGAGAAATGCGCGAGACATATGAGGACACCATACCCCGTATGCACGCCCATGTGACTTACAAGAGTCAGAGCGTGAATACCGCAGACGGTGATACCGCCCCCTCGGGCGAGTGTACATTCGTGACTCGCTATACTGACAAGATCAAGGTCGGCAGCCGGATTGTATGGGAAGACCGCACGTATCTCGTCTTGAAAGACCCTCGTAGGTATAAGACCCGCGGCTATGTGGAGGCGGACGCACAACTCATAAACATGTAAGCAGATGGACGGTATCAAGGTAAAGAAGCGCACGGCTCTGTCAGCCGGTGAGGCAGTGGCAGGATGTCTGAGGAGCGTGTTCGGAAATGCCATCAACGGCGTTTTTCCAGACAAGGCCCGGACGGACATCAAGCTGCCCTACATCATCTACCAGGTAGACGGAGACACGGAGACGAACGACAAGAGCCGTTCGTCGTTCCTCGACTCGTGTACCGTTACCCTTCACTGCTTCGCAACCCACTACGGGGACGCTGTGGACATGGCAGAGGTGTGCCGCGCTGCGCTAAGTGGGAGCACGATTACCCACTCCTTCGGCGATGGGAGCACGATCAAGATAGACTGCTCGAAGATTACCGGTTTCAGCGGTGACGTAGACTCGGACTGCTACGACCGGGTGCTGAGCATCAATTGTCGGGTGTGCTGACATGGAGCATACATAATTAACGATAACAATAAAAGAATACAACTATGCCAAACGGAACAACATCAACAACCACTGTTAAGAGTGGATATGTAAACGG